GGGAACTTCCGGAGTGCAACAGGCTGGCCCTGATGTCGCCCATGGTCCCGACAATCCTCAGACACAGACAGCGGAGCAGCAGGAGCAGGAACTCCAGTTCCCCGAGGGCTACAAAGACAAGATGGTCGAGACCATCACGACCTACCGTACCGGCTGGGCCCCAGATCGCCTTCTACGCATCCCCGGCTGGATGCGCAACGTCCTGATGTTTCGCGGCAGCCAACTCATTGAGTTCGATCCATCCTCCAACACTTATGTCGACGTGCTCGCCTGGAACCGCGCGAATGGCAAAGCCGAGGCCGAGGACACCTACCTCGAGAAGTACGGCAACAACATCACCCAGATGCTTGAGGGTGGATTCTCTTCCGTGATCGCGGGCGCCGTTCCGTCCGTCCTTGTAAAGCCCGAGAACGCCGAGATTCTTGCCGATGTGACGACGGCCAAGGCTTCTCAAGAGGCCATTTCGATCATCGAGCGGATGAATAAGAGCGACAAACTTCTGCTTTCTGAGTCAAGTAATCTCTACCTCTACGGCGTCTACTTCAAGCACACACGCGCGGTTCTCGACGGCGATTGGGCGGGCTGGGACTACGAGGACATCTTTGGTGACATCGCCGTTCAGAAGCCCGACCGCTACCACTGCTACCGATGCGGAGCGGATACGCCGGCTCAACAGTTCCCGCTCAACCAGGCCAAGAGTTGCCCGACTTGCAAATCTCCGCTGGGGCCCGAATCCTTCTATCCCGCCGAGCAAAGCTCCGAGACGGCCATCACCGGGCAGAAGCGCGTTGCGCGCGCCATGGTCAAGTGGAGTGTCCATGGGCCAATGGAAATTGATGCCGACCCCTCGGCAAGCTCGATTGAGCAGACTCCGACATTAAGCTTCGACAGGGAAGTGGACATCGGCGCTTTGCGTCAGACCTATCCAGCGATCTTCAAGCAGATCACCGAGGGCGCGGAACTCGGAACGACACCCAATGCCTCTTATGAGAAGCTCCGCCGCAATGAAGTCACCAGCATGGGCTGGGGATACACGTCAGACTCCCAGAATCAGAAGCCAACCCTCAGCATGAACTGGATGCAGCCGAGCGCCTACGGTCGCACCGGGGATGAGGATTTCAAGAACTGGATGGAAGAGAACTTCCCTGATGGCGTCAAGGTGACTCTTATCGGTCCTGTCGTTGCTGATGTGCGCAAAGCCAATCTGGCGAAGGAATGGTCCGTCTGCCTTCTCCATGAGAACGTGGGCATCTATCCTCCCTCGATCGCGGACAACGTGGTGCCGTTCAATATCCGGCTGAACGACACGATGGACCTGATCGACGACTGGATCGAGCGTTGCGCTGCTGGCATGACGATCTACGACTCAAACAAGATTGACCGTCGAGAGATGGCGGGCCGGGTCATGTCGCCAGGCGTTCTGAACGGCATCCAGACCAAGGGCGCCGGCGTCGATAAGCCTCTTGGCGATTCGATCATGCAATTCGAGTTCAAACTTGACCCCCAGGTCTTCACCTATCCCAACATGCTGATCAATATGTGCGAGTTGATTTCCGGTGTGACGCCTCAGACGTTTGGCGGTGGTGGACAGGAAGGGATTGAGACCAAGGGCGGCCAGGAGCAGGCTTTGAATACGGCTCTCGGCCGGTTGAATATCTACTGGAAAGGCGTAAAGGAAGAGCATGCGCAGGCGGCTCAGAACGCTCTTGAGTGCCTCCAGAAGTTGATGCAGGCGGGCGCGGTCGGTGAGATTTGGGACGTCATTCAGTCCAACGGCTCTGAGTTCCGGAACAACTATGTGAACTGGAACAAGATGCAGGGCCACATCAAGGTCTATCAGGACATCGACCAGGGCCTCCCTCAGACTCCGCAGCAGATCCGCGACACGATGATGAACTTCGTCAAGATGGCGAGCGAGAATAATCCCATTGCGACGGCGATCATGGATGTGGTTCCGAATCAGGAGTCCGCAATTGCGATTCTCGGCACACCGGGCATGGTTCTTCCGTCGGCCGCACAGCGCGCGAGGACGCTCCAGGCAATCAACACGCTGATGGAGAATGACTACATCGCGGTTCAGGACCCGCAGACGGGCCAACAGGTTAATCAGTTGCCAGTTGTGCCGGAGCAGGAGGTTGAGGACTTCCCGATCCTGCGCGACACGATGCGCCTGTTCTGGCAGGAGAATGGCGACTACAAGAAATCGAACCCCGGCGGCTGGGAGCGGACCAAGGCATATTACGCGATGGCGCTCCAGTTGGAGGCCGGAGAGGCCGCCCAGGAAGCTCAGAGGGCAATGAAAGTGAAGATGGCCGGCGCGCCACCGCCGCCACCGCCGGACCCGATGATGGAACAGGCCAAAGCTTTATTGTTGCGCGATGCGGCTGATGAGGTTCAAAACCTGCAGCGCATCTCCCATCTTCCTCCGTTGGGTCAGAACGGAAGCGAAGCGGCGCAAGTTTCCGCCGGTGGTAAGATTTTGGACCTTGCGAGCAAATTAACGGCTACAATGGGTGAGAAATGATCATCTACCTTCTCACAAATCGAGCCAATGGCAAATACTACATTGGGCAAACACTTCAGCCTCTCTGTAAACGTCTGAAGCAGCATGTTACCGATGCAGAGCGCAAGCGCGGTCCATTGCAGATGGCCATTAGAAAGTATGGGATTGACGGATTCGATGTGGAGATTTTAGCCCAAGCTCAATGCGTGGATGATCTCAATTCGCTTGAGACGCTCTGGATACTTCTGACCTCTGCAACAAGCCGGGCCATAGGATACAACTGCACGACTGGCGGATTGAACCACATTCGCACAGAAGATACGCGGGGAAAGCTAAGGCTTATCCATACCGGCCGCAAACAGTCTCCTGAGACGATTGCGAAGCGAGTCGCATCACTTCGCGGACGAAAGAGAACCGGGAAGGCACTGGAGAATTTGAAAGCCGGAGCGAGAAAGCGCGAGGATTCATACAGCGAGGAGCAACGGCGGTGCAGATCAACCCGACTTAAAGGTATTCCGACCGGGAAAGAGCCGAAAAACAAGGGCCAGAAAGGTGTTCAGGTTGCTTGGAATAAGGGCATGCCGATGAATCCTGCACTGGCTGTGGTGTTTGCGGAGGCCAGGACAAAACCTCATAGCGAGGCGCATAAAGCAAAGGTATCAGCGACCATGAAGGGGCGTATGCCCGCAGTCAATTTGAGACGAATGGCCAGCAAACTGGCCGCAGCAGAAGCAAAGTAGGAGCGAACCATGAAAAAGTTTGGCGATGTCGTTAGTTTGGTGCAGGGGCCTGTGACGGTCAATGCGCTCGTGGCGCAAAGCGTCGTGCAACCCGATGGCAAAGAGCATCTCATCGTGACATACCTTGACCCGAGCAAGGATACGTCGATCATGGGCGGCCAGAATCTTGATTCGGCGATCAAGAAGTCATTCCCGGCTCCGCTGGAAGAGGGGATGACCTATGGATGGAAGGACCTGGCCGCGCCTGAGTTGCCAACGGGCGGTGAGCCGTCCGAAGAGACTGGCGAGCAGGCTGGATTAAAGACATCCGCTCCGGCAGCCACCGACTTCCCGAGCGCACTGAAGAGGGCAGGCGAGACGATCAACCAACAGTCGGATCTGATCAACTCGCTGCGGGCTGCCGACGCGGCAAAGGATGAGGAAATCACGTCCCTGCATGCCAAACTGTCCGAGGTCGAGAACGAGTTGAAGAATACGACTGAGGGTATCGACAAGCAGTTACAGGCCATCGCCGATGAGAACGCCGTCAAGCCAAAGGAGGCCACGCAGGAAGCGACAGCGGACCCTACGAGTGGCGAGCCAGCACCCTCTACGGGCCAGGATGCACCATCCCCGAGCCCCGAAAGCCCTTCAAACGATTCATCGCAGGACTCGGGTACATCTGAGTAACGATCAACGCATCAAAATTCGACGATAACAAGCCCTGCCATGACCGGCGGGGCTTTTGTTTGCCCGCAATACCAAGGAGAACAGCATGCCCGATGGAATCGCCGCAGTAGCAGCACCCGCAGCCGCACCAGCGCCAGCCGCAGCACCTTCAGCACCCGCAAGCTCTGCCCCAGCGCCTGTAGCCACCCCAGCAGCAGTTGAAGCCCCAGCGGCCGCCGCACCAGTAGCCGGTGACGGTGGATCAGCACCAGCCGTGGCCGCCAGCAGAGTCGGAGCCGATGGGCTCCCAGCAGTCGCCGCAGCCCCGGCGGCAGGCGGAAAAGCCGAGCCAAAGCAGGAAGACTACCCCGGCAACATCGTTGACTTCCTTGAGGCTCACAATGCGTGGGAACGGGGCGACGAGGTTGAACCGAAACCAGGTGACGCGCCCGCAGCGGAAGCCGCACCGGAAGCAGAAGTTAAGCCAGCGGACGACGCGCCAGCCGCCGACATCGACCCTGATGCACCGTGGGCGCCCGAGCCCGAGACCTCACTCACCCCGGAAGCGTTCAACACTCTCATCGGAGCCAAGCCCGAGCGCAGCGCGTTCCTCGACGCCGATCCGGAACTCAAGAACGCGATGTTTGCGATGGCCAGGACCAACGCCAAGCTCGAACCGCTGGGCAAGATTTTCCCGAACAAGGAATCGGCCGAGTTCGCAGCGCAGGCAGCCGGAACGATGGTCAGTCTCCGGACCAACTTCAGTTCCCAACGGCATACGAGCAGTTTGCCGACGAGTTCGCCGTCAAGGACAAGGACGGGAAGCCGGTCCTCGACGCTGGCGGGAATCCGACCTATGGCGAGGACTTCCAGATGCTCAATGACTACATCGTGGACACCTACCACGGCGTAGAGATTGGCGACCTGGAAGCCCAACTGCAGGCCGGTGGATTCAGAACCGAGGAAGAGCGCGAGCAGGCCGACATGGCCCTCCAGGCTTTCAAGTTCATCAAGGACTGGAAGGCGGGTAAGACCAACATCGAGAAGCCGGACCTGAGCGGTCTTTCTCCCGAAGCCAAAGCCTACTACGAGGGCAAGGAAGCCGAACTGGCCGCCCGCGAAGAGGCTCTCAACGGCACCAAGAAGGCCCAGACTGCCGAGCAGAAGAAGCAGGAGCGGGCGAACTACGAAACCTCTGTCGCCAAGAAAGTGGGCGGCTCTGTCGGGTCCAG